CTCGTCCGGTGACTACGCGCAGATCAACAGCACCGGAGAAGACGCTGTGATTATGTGCGCGGGCAGAAAATCAAAAGCAAAAGGCAAAAAGGGGAGCTGGATCACGCTTGCAGAATGGGTGAAAGATGAAGAAAAAGGACGCTATGTGCCGATCTGCGTAAAAACAGAGCGTGTAGACGGCGAAAAAATCAAAGATGACACTTATTACACGCTGAAAAACGGAGAATTTTCGGAGGTAGAAGAATGAAACATTATGAATATGCAGGAATGGACGTAAGCACAGAAAAAAGTGTAGAGGACGGCGCAAGATGCTATATCGAAGCAGTACGCCGGTATCTGGAATCTGAAAAATTCCCGCAGGTTGAGACAATCGCGGCGATTCTTGGACTGAGAGAAGTGGAGGTGCAGCCATGTGGGACAGCGACGAAAACGGAAGAAGAGTTCTGATCTGTGATTTTTGCGGAGAGGTCATTGAGCCTGCGAAGCCGGGGTATTACGGTGAGGACTATGTAGAGGTCAATGGCGAGTGCATCCACACAGAAAACTGCATGGATAGATGGATTCATGAGCACAGAAAGGAAGCTACGTATGGCGAAAGTAGATGAGAAAATCATGCAGATTCAGACGCGGATCAAGGTCCCGAAGAATCACGTTAATGAATTCGGAAATTTCAAATACAGAAGCGCTGAGGACATCATGAGAGCGTTGAAACCGATGGAAAAAGAGCTGTTATTATCAGTGCAGATCACCGACGAAGTGGTAGCGGTAGGAGCGAATGTGTATATTCGCGCAACGGTGACGGTATATGACCTGGAAAGCGGAGAAAGCCGTAGTACAAGCGCATTTGCACGGGAACCTGCTGTCCCGAAAGCGAAGATGGACGAGAGCCAGACCACCGGTTCTGCATCGTCCTACGCGCGGAAATATGCGCTCTCGGGCATGTTCCTGCTCGATGACAGTATTGATCCGGATTCCAACCGGGCGATTGACAGCGGGGAGCCTTGCACGGATGCGCAGGAAAAGACCATCCGGGATCTGGCGGTCAAACACAATGTCAATCTTGAAGAGCTGTATAAAAGACAAAAAGTTAAGAACGGCCGCCCGACGGCGATGCAGGCCGGAAAGATTCTTAACATGTTCAAAAAACAGCTCGGGGGCGAGTGATGCACGCTCTGGCTGAAATCGTAAAATCCGTAGAAAAAGACGGTGATACGTGGCTTGTAGTGCGGCTGCCGAAAAGCAGACTGAAAGAAGAAATCGAGAACAAAACCATCACGAATACAGAAATGCGTTTCGACGATGGGCGGCATATCTCCAATCTGCAGCGGAAGAAAGCATACGCGACCATCCGGGATATAGCTATTGAGTTGGGCTATCTCCCGGAGGAGATGAAAGAGATTATGAAATGCAATTACATGATCGAGACCGGAGAGCCGTATTTCTCCCTTTCAGACTGTTCGATGGGGACGGCACGGGATTTCATCACGTTTCTGATGGATTTCGTGCTGAAAGAGGGAATACAGCTCTCAGACAGCGGAATAGAACGCGCGGATGACGTTGGAAAATACTTATACGCGTGTATCAAGCACAGAAAATGCGCGGTATGCGGGAAAGACGGTGAAATACACCATGTTGATACAATCGGCATGGGAAATGACCGGCGGAGGGTGGATGATTCTGGATACCGGAAAATCTGTCTGTGCAGGACGCACCACACGATCGCACATCAACGAGGAATGCCGAGCTTCGAGAAAATGTATCACGTCTACGGAATCATTGTGGATGATAGCCCGGAAGGGAAATCATAGAGTCCAGCATGGAACTGTCAACAGAGTATCTCAGTATGGTTCAAAATTTTATACGTCACAAAAAGGCGGCTGGCTGGAGCCGCCGGAAAGGGGCAGAAATGCCGATCAACAGCAAACAGAAAGGGAAACGCTTCGAGTTGGAGCTTTCCAGAAAGTTCCGGGAGTATGGCTACACGGAGTCCCGCCGGACCGCGCAATACTGCGGGAACACCGGGGACGCATCCGATGTTGTAGGCCTCCCGGGGATCCACGTGGAAGCGAAACATCAAGAGCGAATGCAGCTCTATGATTGGATGGATCAGGCGAAACACGACGCGAAAGAAAGTGGAAAAGACGTTTTGCCCACAGTATTCCACAAAAGAAACAATCATAAGATCCTAGTCACGATGGAACTCGACGACTGGATGACAATATTCCGCGAATACGAAGCGGGAATGAGTCTGAAAGAAGGTGCGGACGATGGGCGAGGTTAAGTGGGTTAAGATGTCGATAGACATGTTCGATAATCGAAAGATCAAGTATCTGCGCGGCCTGCCGGAGGGAAACAACATCGTTCTTATCTGGGTCATGCTGCTGACTCTGGCAGGGCGGTGCAATTCCAATGGATATATTTTCCTTACCGAAAACATCCCGTATACTCCGGCGATGCTCGCAAATGAGCTTGGATTCCCAGAAAGTACTATTCTGGTAGCCATGAAAGCGCTGGAAAGTATGGGAATGATAAGCCGAAACGAGGAAAACACGCTTCTGATCCCTGGATGGGAAGAACATCAGAACGTAGCCGCGTTGGAACAGATCCGGGCGAGCAACCGGAAGCGGCAGGCGCGGTACAGGGAACAGGCGAAAATAGAAGCTGTGGAGCAGGAAACACCACCGCCGGTAGAGGAGAAGCAAGAGGAACACGAAGAACCAGAAGAACCGAAGCCGTCGAAAAAGGCGGAGGAAACCAAAGAAGCAAAGATTCTTTTCGAGCGGTTGTGGAGCCTGTATCCGAACAAAAAAGGCAAGGGGCAGGTAAGTGATACAGCAAAGAAAAAACTGCTTAAAATCGGGCATGAAGAGCTTGAGAGAGCAATTAAGAGGTATAAGACGGAACTGGAAAAGGAGGACTGGAGAAAGCCGCAGTACGGCAGTACCTTTTTCAATTCTGGTTACGTGGATTATCTCGACGCGAATTATGAGCCAGGAAAAAGAGAGCCGACGAAGCAGCAGAAAGAAAACAAATTCAACAACTTCAACCAGCGGGACTATGATTTCGCGGCATTGGAGCAGGCATTGACAGGAGGTTAAGCATGGTATCAGTACTCAAAACAGCAATTATCTGCGCAACAGTAGCGTTTTGCTTTTACCAGATGATGAAATAATAAGAAAAGGACAGGGGAGGGCCTATGAGCAATAAATTGAAGAAAAAGCCGTCAACTAAGTTAAGCCCTGAGACGATGACAGCCGCAGAAGTGAGCGGGATCACAGGCGTAAAGCTCGAGATCCTGCGGAAATGGGTGGACAGGATGCAGAGAAATCTGTCCGAAGCCTACCAGAAAGAAGCACAGGAAAAGCTGCTGAAAGCAGAGGACTGCATCAGCGCGGCGAACGTCGTGTGCTCTGCACTGGCGATCTATGAGACCTGGGGGTACAAAAAGGCGCTTGACCGGTACATGGACAACTACACTGCTGCAGTACGGAAGATGAACAGTGTAGGTCTGGCTAAGATGTACGAGGAGTTGCACGAAAAGACCGGCGCAATGCTGGAATTTGAGGATATGGATCTCGCAAAAGAGTTTGGCTTTGGAGGGGCGGAAGAATGAAAGAAACGAAATACGATAAAAACGATTTCCCGGATGCTCTTCTGAAAGAATGGGATAAAACGAGAAAACAGATTCTCGGAAAGGAAGGAAAAGAGAATGGAGATCATCGGAATTGTTCTGTTCTGCGCGGTGATTCTCGCGTCAGCAAAACTAATGCTTGACCCGCCGGATCGGAAAAAAGATCCGAGGGAAGATCAGGAGCAGATGGAATACTTGGAAGCATGGAAGAAAAAACATGAAAGGACGGACAAAGAAAAATGATACCGAGAAAATTTACTGGAGAAATGCTGAAAGGAAGAAAAGCAACGCTGGAACGCGATATAAGAAATGTGGCAGGCGTAGCGATAGGGAAAGGGGCGACAGTTACAATCACGGAGGTTGTGCGCGGAAAAGGGCTGACAATTAAAACGGAGAAATGCCCACATTGCGGACAATATTCATACATCACAAGAGTACAGAGAGAGGATTTAACACTGCTACCAAATGTATAGTAGTATTTTGTGCGCTGGTAATCGGAGCAGCAGCGTGGCTGCTGAACCGACCAGAACATCCGAAGGACCCGCGGGAGGACGATGAACAGATGGAATATCTGAACGAGTGGAACAGGAAACATAAGAAATGACAATGCAGCAAGTTACTATGAGCGAGTATTTAAAAACTCGGTACGGTAGTTTTCCCCATTGCGGTAGCTGCGTGTGTCAAAAATGCTTGTATTGGTGGAGCGGCAGATGCCCGGAAGGCGAATGCTATGACGATAAGAGGGCGAAAGAAGAGCCTTATAACAAAGCATTCCCTGAACGTTCACCACGGACGCAGTGGTCAAATTGGAATCTTCCCGGGGAGCAGGCGCATTGGTGTAGAGGTGGAACTTTCTTTATTATCCAATATCACGGAGAGACGCGGGACGGGGACTCGAGAGGGCAGCTTTTGACGGAACCGATCAAGACGATCGACACCTCAAACCGGTACGGGTTGGTGACTGCGTTTGTGACAAAATATTATAAATCCGGCATCGGGCAGGGATGTGACGAGCCACTGCACACTATAACAACCTCTCCCGGGCACTTTGGGCTTGTGTCGGCGTTTTTGATCAAATATTACGGTGCTGGATGCGGGCAGATGCTAGACCATCCGCTTGGGACGATCACCACAAAAGACCGGTTCGGGCTGGTCAACGTGATTCTGGAGATCAAAGGAGAAAAGTATATTATCTATGATATTTTTCTGCGGATGCTGAAACCGGAAGAGCTGAAGCTGATGCAGGGATTCCCCCGAGATTATATCATTAACCGAGATTATAATTTTAAAAGTTACCCGGTCGCGAAACAGGTGGCGCGGATCGGGAACAGTGTAGTGCCGATTATGGCGCAGAAACTGGTAGAAGCCAACTGCCCATACCTAAAAGTAGGGGAGCGGGTGCCGAATCTGAATATCGATGACAGCCAGGAACAGTTGAGATTTGCGTGAGGAAAAAGGAGAAAGAATGATAATTAAGAGTCAAAACAAAGATCTTGTGGTAGATACATACGGAAATGATTTCCGTATGTTCTGCGGACCGGACGGCCGGTATGGTATCGAGACAAGAGCAGGTGTAGTAGGAGTCTATAAAACAAAAAAGAAAGCAGAAAAGGTTCTTGATGAAATTGCTGAGCAAATTGGATGCTGCAAAGCAGATGAAATCATTTACGCGGGTAGAGGGATCGGCGGACTCCGTGTAACCGTGTATCAAGCGCTTGCACAGGAATATGTGTATCAAATGCCAGCAGAAGAGGAGGAAGAAGATGCTGATTAGAAGACAGGACAAGAAAGCAATCTTCAATATTGATACTTGCAGAGTGCTTTATGTGGCTGAGACGGTTGGAGGTTGTTTTAAAATCTGCGCAGACCAATTCGAACAGCTTGGAACTTACAAAACAGAAGAAAGAGAAATGGAAGTTTTGGACATGATCGCAACGCAGAGTGCGTTATGCAACGCAGGAGTTGCTGTGTATTTAGTGGATGAAATCGAAAAAGCTTGGTATATGGATATGCCGGAGGAGTGAAGACAGAATGACGAAAGAAGAGCTTGTGATAGGGAACAGGTATAAGATCCGCCGCCCGTCAATCGCGGATGGCAAAGTAAATTCGTATCAGTGGAGCGATGCAACTTTGGTTGATATCTCTACACATATTGCGGTATTCAGTGTGGGAGAGTATTGCGTCACCTACAAATTCTGCCAGTTAAGAGATGAGGTAAAAGAAGCGTAACGCAGAAAGGAGCTGCACCATGAGCATTCGTGGCACATTTTTGAAAGATTACGGGATTTCGAAAGAACTTGGGGATAAGATCGTATCATATTGCAGAAACGCGCACGACTACGACCAGAATCTTATCTTACAGGCTGCACAGAAGACTTGCCCGGAGATATCGAGTGCCCTGTTCGCGAATCTTACGCTTGGAATTGGGTATGACCGAATCAGCCAGGTGCAGTACATCCCAATGCAGCGGAAAGATTTCCAGGGATACAGGCGGAAGACAATCGAGGAACTGTATAGATTGCTGCTTCTGCACGGGAAGGAGTTAGAATGATAATCGGAGGGAAAGAAATAAGCGAAATTTTGGTGCGTACGAAAGAGAATGAGTTGATTCTAAGCATCACAGATAAAAACTTCATCTTAAAAAACGGTTATGATGTGGATCTTTGGCCATCAGCGGAGAAAAAATCCGAAGAAACGGAAAAATAATCTGATATTAAGCACAAAAAGGGTACAACGAAAAGCCCCCATGCAAGTACACTAAGAATAGAAGTGTATTAGTATGGGGGTGATTTTTATGCCTACAAACAAGACTTATGACAATCTCGAGAAAATGATCTTTTCCGGCGTGGGAGAGTACGGAATCCCCGAAATTATGCCGGAAGAGTACAAGCCGTGTGAGTGGATCGGATTCAACTACGCGGCCAACACAACGAAAAGAGCCGGGAAAGGCGTTCATTTCTTCCTGGATGACTACCAGTTCGAACGAGTATGGAATAATCCGGATCGTTACATTGAGGTACTGAGAGACTATGACTACGTGCTTTCACCGGATTTCAGCATGTACACGGACTTTCCGAAAGCCATGCAGATTTACAACCATTACAGAAAACACTGGTGCGCGGCATATATGCAAATGAATGGACTGCGTGTAATACCTACGATCGCATGGAGCGACGAAAGCTCGTTCGAGTGGTGCTTTGATGGCGAGCCGGTGGGAAGCGTGGTGGCAGTATCCAGTGTGGGAACGCAGAACAGCAAGGCGAAAAAGGCGGCATTCCTGCGGGGATATGAAGAAATGATGAAACGATTATCACCGGAGCGCGTGATCTTCTTCGGAAATGTTCCGGAAGAGCTGGAAGGAGACGTGGAAAAGGTCGCAGCGTTCCAGGAGAGATACAAGAAGGAGGGAACCTAAATTGGGGGGGCGCGGAAGTAGCAGCAACTTACAAAACAGAAGCACCAAGCAATCATTAGAGGAGTTTCTGGGGAAAAGAGGCCTTTCCTCTCCTATGAGTGATTACATGGTAGATAAGATGCGTATTCCTCATGGAATGACGCAGAGACAGCAGAAAAAATTCGAAAAAGATGCTGCAAAAGCAAGAGAAAAGTACGCCGCAAAGCGAGAATCAGCAATCAAGGAATACAATCAAAAAGTTGCATCTGGACAAATTACACAACCAGGTAAGTATGATAAGTTACTGAAAACCGCGAAAGGTCATTCGGATAACGAATCCGTGCAGGCAGCCAGAAGAACGCTTACAAAACGCGGCATAGACTGGAAAACAGGAAAGAAATTGAAGAGGTAAACGATATGGGCGGACGAGGGGGGCAAGCGGAATAGGCAGGAAAAGCCAATCCGCGTTGGACCCGAAAGCGAACACAAAAGATGTGACGTATAAAATCCAACATGGTATTGTGAGCTATGATGATTCCAGAGGAATTGAGAGCTATGGTATCAGATGGGACAAAGTAAACAGCGTTTCGGGACAAACCTACAACATACGAAGCATGTTAAAAGAAAAAGGCTTTCGGTGGGACGGTAAAACAAAGAGTTGGGTAAAGAAATAAAGTTGCAGGAAAGGGAACAGAGATGATGGAATGGCGAACGAACAAAACTTAATACCGACAAACCGGAGAAGTAAGAGCGAGGTAAGAGAGAACGCCAGAAAAGGCGGTATCAAGTCTGGACAGGTGCGCAGGCAGAAAAAGACCCTTTCCGAACTGGCTAAGATGATAGCCGAGAACCCGGCACCTGCGCAGGCAAAAAAGTCTCTCGCAAAGCTTGGAATTGACGATGAAAATGCGAACAACAACGCGCGGATCGTAGCGTCGGTGTATAGTAAGGCCATCGAGGGAAATATGATGGCTGTTGAGAAGTGGGAGCAGCTTGTGGCGGACAAGAAAGCAGACACGGCGGTGTATGAGCTGCCTGCAAGGGTGATTGGAAAAGCATTCGTGGACATCAACCGGCGGATTGAGCCTAACATTGAATACGTGTTTGAGGGCGGGCGCGGCGGTCTGAAATCGTCCTATGTGGCTTTCAAAATCGTTGAAATCCTCAAGAATAACCCGCAGATGCACGCGTGTATCACAAGGCAGGTGGCTGGAACACTGAAAGATTCCGTGTATGCCAACATGAAATGGGCGATAAATGAACTTGGGCTGATGGAAGAGTTCGAGTTTAAAGTATCGCCGCTAGAAATAAAATATATCAAGACCGGACAGACGATATACTTTCGCGGGCTGGATGACGAAACAAAACTGAAATCCATTAAGCCCGAATTTGGTTATATTGGAATCCTCTGGAAAGAGGAGAAAGACCAGATGAAAGGCGACGCACAGGAGCGTTCCGTGAATCAGTCAGTTTTACGAGGCGGTGACATCTCCTATGATTTCTCATCCTACAACCCTCCCAAAAGCAAAAGTAACTGGGTCAACCGAATCAAACTCGTGCCGAATCCGAAAAGAGTGATACACCACTCGTGCTATACAGACGCGCCGCCGGAATGGCTCGGAAAGAAGTTCATCGAGGACGCGGAACATCTAAAAGAAGTCAATCCGGAAGCGTACGAGCATGAGTATCTCGGCATCCCGAACGGAGACGGCGGAAACGTGTTTGAATATCTGGAGATCCGAGACATCACAGACGAAGAGATTAGCCACATGGACCGTATCTATCCAGGCGTTGACTTCGGATGGTACCCGGATCAGTACTGCTATCTGCGGACTTACTACGATTCGGCGCGGGAGAAAATCTATCTCATTGACGAACTATACGTGAATAAGTGGAGCAATGAGAAAACAGCAAAATGGATCAAAGAAAAAGGGTATGATGACTATACGATTATCTGCGATTCCGCGGAGCCTAAGTCCGTAAACGACTATAGGGATGCCGGACTCCCGGCCAGGGGAGCAATCAAAGGACCGGGAAGCATTGAATACGGATTCAAATTCCTGCAGGCACGAACTCTCGTGATTGATCCGAAGCGGACACCGCACGCTTACAAAGAAATCACGGAATACGAATACGACCGGGATAAGGACGGGAACGTTATCAGCGGATATCCAGACGGTAACGACCATGCTATCTCGGCTTTACGTTATGCGTACGAACCATTATTTAATCGAAGGGGGTATAGTGCATAATGTGCGAATTTTGCGATGAATTGAAGAACTGGAAAACCTTAGAAAGATTCGATCAGCGTGCACGGTACATATATCAGTGCAAGCTGATACGCAAGACGATGGTCGAGACAAGAGCGGCGGGGAGCATCGAGGGAACGCCGCATAACGTCAATTACTGCCCGATGTGCGGCAGAAAAGTGACAGAGGGCTAGGAATGGGACTGATAACAACTATTAAGAGGTGGCTAAGCATGTTTTTTCGAAGCGAAGCGGAGCAGGCGTTTAACGTTGATACGATCGAATCGCCGGTAATGGATACGGTCATAAAAAAGTGCGCGGCTGTTTATTCCGGAGAACCGCCGTGGAAAGATGTAAAAAACGGCATCCGAACAATCAATTTTGCAAAATCGTTAAGCTCCGAAACAGCGCGGCTTGCGACATTAGCAATCAAAATCACAATCGAGGGATCAGCACGGGCGGAATGGCTGCAGCAACAGACGGATGCAGTGTTTTTTAGTATCCGCAAATGGGTGGAATATGGCTGTGCGTATGGCACGGTAGTCATCAAGCCGAACGGGAAGACGTTGGATGTATTCACACCTGATGAAGTGCTTATAACCGATTATGACAACCAGAATATCACCGGAATGATATTCAAAGATACGTACACGCAAGGAAAATGGTACTACACGCGGCTGGAGTATCACCGATTTGCAGAAGAAAAGCAGGGCGAGGAAACAGTACGCCCTTACTATATTTCCAACCGGGCGTATCGGTCGAAATCTCCCGATTCAATCGGCGATCCGGTGGCGCTGAAAGATACGAAATGGTCTGAGCTTATGGCAGACTCCCCGCCGATCTTGAAAACGAACGGAGAAAGCCTGGACGGTCCGATGTTCGGCGTGTTCGTGACACCGCAGGCGAATAACGTAGATAAGTCTACGCCACTCGGCCTGCCGGTATATGCCGAAGCTCTGGAAGAACTGAAAGACCTTGATGTCGCGTACTCGCGCATGACCGGAGAAATCAATGACAGTGAACGAATCGTTCTAGCAGATGATCGGTTATTATCTCCGGCTGGCACGCCGGTTAATAAGGTGAACCCGGGAGCTGCCGCAACAAAGAACTTGCCGAAGTACGTTCGAAACGTCTACGGCGAGGGGCCGGATTCTTTCTACCAGGAAATCAACCCGACACTCAACACAGAAGTGAGGGTTAAGGGAATCAATGCGTTATTGTCGCAGATCGGCTATAAGGCTGGATTCTCCAACGGCTATTTCGTGTTCGACCAAAAAACCGGTATGGTAACAGCAACTCAGGTTGAATCCGATGACCGGCGGACGATCCAATACATCAAGGATGTTCGGGATCAGCTCGAGAAGTGCATGGATGCCGTCTATTACGCGCTGAGCGTCTATGCGGATCTGTACGGCGAGAGTCCGGCGGGAGAGTACGAAGTAACGTATGATTTCGGTGATATTACGTACAACCGCGAGGAGGACCGCGCACGCTGGTGGAATTACGTTAATGCCGGAAAAGTACCGGCGTGGATGTATTTCGTCAAGTTCGAGGGATTCTCGGAGGAAGACGCAAAGGCAATGGTCGAAGAAGCCACTCCGAAAGAGGATGAGCTTTTTGACAGCAAATATAAGGAGGAATGATAACATGGATATGAGTGGAGTAGCAACAGTAGTATGTATCACAGTAGTCTGCTATCTGGTAGGCATGGTGATGAAAGCAACGGATATTAGCAACAAGTGGATTCCGTGCGCAGTAGGATTGGCGGGAGCGGTGCTTGGCGTTGTTGGTATGTACACAATCCCGGACTTTCCGGCGCATGACGTGCTTAATGCGGTAGCCGTCGGCATTGTCAGCGGATTAGCAAGCACCGGAGCAAACCAGATCATCAAACAGGCACAGAAAGAGGAATAAGACATGCTTACCCCGGAGTATCTGCAGCACGCGGCAGAGGGCGCAGAAGCCATCACAGAGGATTTACACAACCGGATCATGCGGAAGATCGTCAAGGCGATTTTAACACGCATGGAACGCGGCGAAAACTACATGCTGACGGCGGCGGACAAGTGGAGAATCGAAGCACTGCAGGAAGCTGGCTATCTGCTGGAAGATATCCAGAAAGAGATAGCAAAGGCGACCAATCAGCAGCTATCAGAGATCAAATCAGCCTGCGTTGACGCGGGAATACAGACGCTCAAGTGGGACGACGCGGTATATAAGGCGGCTGGGCTGGTACCTACGCCGCTTCTTCTTTCCCCCACACTGATGCGCGTACTGGAAAGAGACTATAAGGCGACCGCGGGCACATGGCGGAACTTCACCCGGACGACCGCAGAAGAAGCGCAGAGACTTTTTATCAACGAGCTTGACAGCGCCTATCACAGGGTTCTGAGCGGCGGAGAGTCTTACGGCGCTGTGGTGGCTGATCTGATCGAGAAAGTGTCCGAGGAGGGGCTGACAGTCAAGTA